CAAGTTGAATCACTTGAAAGCGACCGTGCATCGGGCGCCAAGTACCGAGGCCTTCGGCGATGCCAGCACGATCCAAGATTTTCGCCAGAGTGGTGGGATCAATGATCTCGTCATTTACCAGAAGCCGATAGGTAGCGCTCCACTGGGGCAGCTTTACCCGTACCGCCATGGTGCCCCGGCCTGTAGGAGCGATTGAGGTAAAGCGCGGGTCATCGTACATCAGCTCGGCATCGGTAGGCCCGACGTAAGCAAGCGGTGCATCACCCTCGACAACGATCGCCCTTTTAGTGTCCTTGCCGAGCTTCCATGCCGTGGCACCATCGCGGATGCAGCGCTGCAGGTTCTGAGCGGGCAGGAATGGATCAGCGAATCCGCTGAACTTGGAATCACCGTCCAAGCTAGGGCCGTAGGTGAAGCTGCCTTCGGTTCCCCAGTAGCCGGAGAACAACCAGTGCAGTCGCCTCAGGGCGTGTTCATTGCGGTTCTTCTTGATGCCGGTGAAATACTTGATTGCTTCAGCGTGGGGGCCGAGTGGATCCACGGTGCAGGGGTTACTGCAAATGAGCGGGCGTGTGCCCTCAAGCGTTAGCTCAAAGCGGCGAAATGCCATTGATTGAATCCTCTTAGGATGGTTGGGTGGGCCTTGATAGCAAGGCCCCTGCGGTTTGCGTAGCTTCGCTAGGCGTAGCGGTGAATGGCGCCGCCTGGAGCTGTGGTGAGCTATCAGCCCACCAGAAAACCAGATGGCTTAGTGGTGGGTTGTGGGCCCCGAAGGGCCCCATTGCGGAGCGAGGCGCGGCGTCGCGATGCGGGGCAGAGCGCGGCGATGCACTGACTTTTAAATACTACCCCATCCCTAAGCCGTTCGCCAAGGGCAGCGCCACCCGCCCAGCAAGCGACCCACCCCAGCCTGCCGGGAAAGCTGCAGCATGACCCTCCCCACCACTGCACAGGAGCTGTACGACCTACTGGCGGCCGATGCCGTGGTGGCCCCAGTACTGGGCATCTACACCCCCCGCAGCGGCACCACCATCCCCGCCATCGCAGTGGTCCGGCGCAATGAAGCATTGCCCGAGGGGGTGGCCGTGGCTGGCCTGGAAGTGGTGATCCTCGCCAACCCCGACTACGCCACCGAAGCGTTCACCACGGGTGAAACGGCGCTCAACCCGCAGTTTCGGCTCTACGTGTCCGAGTGGTCGCCAGCGGGTGACTTCACGGCCCTGCAGTTGCTCACGCAGCGGATCATCGCCCTGCTCCCCGGCTGCCGTGCGGTGCCGATCGGTGGCGATCCCCCAGGCCGTGGTATCGGGGTGCTTGATCAGTACGCCCTGAGCTGGACCAACCCCACCCAGTACGTCGTCACCCCAGGAAGCTGACATGGCAAACGAGTGGGTTGTCAAGGTAACGGCCGATGTTAAGGGGGTACTTGATGCGTCGCGGCAGATCGGGCAGCAAGGCAAGCAGGCGGGGGAGCAGTTCAAGCAAGGATTTGCCGGCAGTGACCAGACGATCACCGGGCTGCGTGGCCGGTTGAATGAGCTGAACCAGACCCTGGAGAAAGCAACCATCGGGTCTAAGGAATTTGCGGCTGCACAGCGGGAAATTGCGCAAACACAGCGGCAAGTAGACAGCGCCTTAGCAGGTGGCACTACGGCGATGAACACCTTTGGCGCGGCGGTGAAAGGTGTCGCGCTGCAGGCAACCGCCTTTCTGGGACTTTATGAAGCGATTACATTTGTCGGCAAAGCTGTTGTTGAGCTTGATAACGCAGGCGCGGCGGTTCGCACGCTGGGGTCAAATTCTAAAAAATTAAGCTCGGCATTACTTGATCTTTCAAGTGAGCTGGGCAACAACGTAAGCCAAGGTGAACTTCTAAAATCATCTTACGATATTGTTTCAAGTGGATTTAGTGATACAACGGAAGTCGTTGATATTCTCAAGGCATCTGTACTAGGTGCAACGGGGGGATTTGCCGAGCTTGGCGATGTTACGAAAACGGTTTCAGGCATTATCAACGCCTATGGCTTGACCTCAAAAGACGCTCAGGGAATTGTTGATACCCTTGTGCAAACTCAAAACGATGGTGTCATTACTGTTAGGCAATTAAGCGACAACATAGGGAATGTTGCATCTATTGCCGCAGCCGCTGGGATACCTTTTAAGGAGCTAAGCGCTGCAATCTCAACAGCAACCCTAAAGGGCGTCCCGGTTGAGCAGACATTTACCGGTGTACGCCAGGCGATTACTTCAATCCTCAAGCCAAGCGAAGAGGCTAAGACTCTGGCAAAAAGCCTAGGCCTTAGCTTTGACCTGGCATCCCTGCAGGCCAAAGGCTTTGGCGGTTTCCTTGCAGATGTTCAGGCTAAGACCGGAGGGGCGGCCGATAAAATCGCCATCTTGCTAGGTTCAGTTGAAGCACAAACTGCGATACAACCACTGCTTAACGACCAACTCAAGACGTATAATGAGCAGCTAGACAATCAAAATAACAAAAGCGGGCAAGCTGCCGAAGCTAGCAAGATTGCAACGGAAACGATAGCCGGTGGATTTAACCAACTTGTCAATGCCACCAAGAACCTTGCCGGAACTGTCAATACAGCACTTCCTGGCGCATCACAGCGATTTTCAGACCTTGCTAAAGCTATATCTATTACAGCAAAGTTAGCGGAAGCAGCAGGCTCAAACATCAGCAAATCATTAGCAACGCCCATCCGCAACGATTTGCAAAAACTGCTAGACCCGTTCCGGGGGTTGTCCGAGTTTTCAAAAATACCTGGCCTCGATAAACTGCTCAGCGGCAACAAGGAATTAACCGCTGAACTTGGCAAGCAGGACCAAACGCAAGCGCAAATAAACGCAAGAGTTAGGGAGCAGGAGGCGATTGCAGGGCAGATCCTTGGCAACAAGCGAAGCCAAAACTTAGAAGATATAGTCGCCAATGAAAACGCGAAAAACCTAACAGCAGCCTATAGTCAACTTTCTCAGGCTCAACTCCAAGGCCAAGTACAGGTTGGTCAAGCTGGTATCAACCTAGGTCAGGCGCTGATCGGACTAGAGGAGTCACGCTATGGCATTATCCGCAGTCGCCAAAATTACGAACTGCAAATAATGCAAATCATGGGCGCAAGCGAACGGCAGATTGCGGCACAAAGGCGGCAAAACTTTGAAATAGAAATAGCAGCTATAAATTTTAAGTATCAAGCATTGCTTCAGCAGCAAGAGCTAATGGGAAATCTGCTTACCTTACAGCAGGAGCTGGCCAGACTGGAGGCCGAGCAAGCGGTTAGTGCTGCACAAATAAACGAAGAAAAAGCAAAATTAAATGTAGAGAAAGCTAGTCTAGCAGGCGATGCAACAAATACGAAAATCGCAGAAAAGGATTTAGAGATTGCCAGGCTTGATTTGGATACGGCACAAGCCAAGCTGGATACATTATCCAAAATCCAGCCAATAGTGCAGCAAACGGCTGACGCCAACGACGAAGCGGCACGCAATGCAATCAAGGCGCAAGCTGCTGGAGTTGGTTTACAACAAGCCCTTGATGGCACGTTCCAAAAGGTCGAGGGCGTTGTTGATCAGTTTTCTATAGTTCAAGACAAAAGCGCATTCCTTGAGGAAGCCATGAGTGAATCGTCCTCTGCCGCCAACGCAGCCAGGACTCAGACCGCAGGCATGGCCGCCAACATGTCGAAAGCCGCTGGCTCGGCCCAGGCGTTCTACGATTCACTGAAAGGGGCTTCCGGTCTGCCCTCGGCCAGGTTCACTGGTGGCCCGGTGGATGCCGGCCAGACCTACCGCATCAATGACGGCCCGAGCGGGATGAGCCTGGGGCAGGAGTCGTTCTTGTCGGCATCGGGGGCGCTGAGCTTGATCAATCGACCCGCAAACAGCCTCTGGATGGCGCCATCAAAAGGCACCGTGATCCCCGCTGCCGTCACCAGCCGACTGAAGGAATCCGGGGCCCTTGGCGGTGCTGGCGTGATGCGGGTGGGATCTGACCCGGCAATGGCCCATCTTGCGGCGGCGGTTGGAAACCTGAGCCAGGAGGTAGCTGAGCTGCGGCGTAAAGCGTGGAACGTGGGGGTCAATGTGCGAGGCGATGGATCCGGCCTGAAGCTGCAGCAGACCATGGCGCGGATGCGTTGAGGGTGACCTGATGAGCCTGCAGCTCAGCTATGGCGGCAGCACACTGACACTGCGCTACCTGCAGGCGCAGCCGATCGGTTATGCCGAAGCTGAAACTGAGCAGGGACTGACGGCGCGGCGCTTCACTGTGGCGGGGCTTTGCACGCCAGCGCAGTGGGTGACGTGCTGCTCAATCTTCGATGCCTGGCAGGCGGCCAAGATCCTGGAGGCGCCCACCATCACTAGCCGAGCTGTGGGAGCCACCGTGGCGCTAACCTGCTCCGCCCATGGCCGCAGTGTCACCGGCCTGGGCTGCTGGTTTACCGGGGCGCCATCGGGCGAGACGACTGGGGCATGGGTCAAGGTGAACTTTACGCTGATCGACGCGGCGCAGCAGTTGGCGGTGGTGCTCCGCCAGAACGAGAAAGCTCGCCTGGGGGGTGATGCCTTCCTGCCCGCCTACGGCTCCATCACCCTTGGCACCACCACCCTGGCGCTACTCGATCAGCCCGAAAGCTTCGAGGATGGCCCGTCACTAGAGCCCACTAGTACCGGGGGGTTCGTGGCACGGGGCCCCCTGGTGGCCTCTGAGGTGCGGACCGTTCGGGGGGTCACTAATTCCGCCGGCTGGACTGCGCTCAAGGCCTGGTTTGCGTCCACCATCGCCGTACGTCCTGGAGCTACCGACTTCTGGCCCGTGGGTGAGATGGGACTGGAGCGCGACCAGATTATCAGCGGTGGCGCGGTGGTCGAGCGCTACATCGTGACCGTGAAACTCAAGCGGAGGGCTGCCTGATGCCTGCAGCACCGATTGATGTTCGCGCTCAGGTATTCAGTAACCTGGGGACTGTTGTTGGGGGGCAGTTATCCACCGATCCATTGCAGCCCGGAGTAGGACTCCTGCGCACGCAAGGGGAGGTGGTGATCAGCGGCCTAATCCAGCCGGCCAAGGGCACCGAGATCACCCTAGGGGTGCGGCTGCCAGGGGGCGCCTTGACGCGGTTCCCCAGGCGTTTGCGGGTGATCAAGGCGGAGAGCGACCCGACCGAAAACCAGACCACCCTGACGGTTGGCTGCCTGCTGGCCCTGAAGTGGGACCTGGTGAAAGCTGAGATTTACTACGCCGACGAGGACCCCCAGTGGACACCGGTTGAGCCAACAGCAGCAGGATCAACGCCGCATATCTGCCATTTGAGCAGTGTGGTTGCCACCTGCCTAGATCGCTGCGGGATCACCCAGGCAGGTAGCAACCCTGCCATCACGGGCGCCAGGGCGGTAGACAGCATTGACCTGTCAGATGGCTACCTGGACATTGCCAGCAGGATCCTAGGGGAGGCGGGCCTGTACGGGTTCATTGATGCCGGCGAAAACCTGCGACTGCGGCAAGTATCGGACTCTACCGGCAACGGTCCGGTACTGACGGTGCAAGACTTAATCACGTTGGAGCCGATCGGCGATCCTGCGGCACCGGATGAGATCCTGGTCAACTACGCGGCAGTTGTGGCGCCGCCGAATTACAAGCCAAAGAATCCCAACGACGCGGCGGTTAGCTGGAATAACACGGATAACCCTGAGGCTGAGCCAGGCTACGCAAGGGACTGGACATATCAAAAGACCATCAGCCCCGCGCAAACATATGAGATTGAATATCAACGCACAGTTGGCAACGCCAAGGTAACTTCCCAAGATTCCGTTAGCTTTGTTTCTGAGTCGGAAAACAAGAGCTTTTACAAGACAATTATCTACGAGGATAAGGACGGCAAGACCCAAAAACAAGACGTACTTTTTAAGTCAACATCAGACACAACTACTTGCAGCGCTGCTGTAAATCCAACTGAATGGCAATCAAAGCGAGAGGGCGGCAGTGGTTACACCCCCCTTGCATTGCAAGTTAAAGCGACCAAGGTTTTTAAATCTTACAAGATTACAGAAGATGGCCCGGTAGAAACTAAGCAAGTAACAGAAGAATACGAGCCACTTGTTGCCTTTGCAGGCGGGCTTGCTATTGAAAACTACAACGGTGTCAACTTCGCCCAGGACAACTTCTTGGTAAGAAAAACTGTAGTTGAGAAAACAGAAAATAAAGCATCTGATATAACGCTACAAAAAACCACCGTCTACCAAGCGTGGGGAGCAACGTCATCAGGCAAGACGATTGCTTCGGCAACAATGAAAAAAGCTAGCAAATTCAATGATACCGCCAGGATTGCAAGCACCTTAGCGCTGTTCAACCGGATGAGTGCGCTAGTTTGCAGTGGCAGCGAAACTGTAATCAATATAGGACGCGGGAAAATTCCCGCCCCACCGAAAGAAGTTGACGAGCAAAACAACAGGCTAGGCAATATCCAAAACGATGTAACCACCAATAGCAGCCTAGACAAAACAGGCCCAAGGGGCGAGTCAGTACCTCAATTAGTAACCCTGCAGTTTGGCCAGAGCAGCGCAAGTAGCATCGGCAAATACGACATGCAGTTCGCCCCAGACAGCTACCTGCGACCCGCCGATGGCGCTGGAGACAATAATACTGGCCTGACAGTTGTCAATGGTGAAGCTGATGCCGCTGCATACGAATACGGTAAAGCGGTTTATACCATCCTGTCAGGAATGGCCAATGGCAAAACGATCACCACCGAGTTTCGCAACATCCCCAGCGAGCCACTGGCCGGCATCTACATCGAAGCAGCCGGCACCGTGGGTCGATTCAGGGCTAACGGCATCACCTACGCCTTTGATGCCGAGGGGCTGATCGCCGGCTGTGATGCCATGCTTGACGGCGGAGCGGGCTTGACGGCCGGCGCGAGCGGCGCTGATTGGTTCCCGATGATGGTTCCCGCCACTAACCTGCAGACCGTCACCCCAGTGGTCAGCAGCGCCCCTGCCCTGGCAAACACCATTGCGGCGCCGGTTGGCTTTGACCCAAGATCGCCTGGCAGCGTGTTTACCAGCTTTGGCACGGCTGGTGTCGAGGGGGATGTTTACGCAGCAGACCTGACCGTGCTGGCCACGGTAGGGGCGGTGCCGGAGGTGGTGCGGCGAGAGAGTGTGAGCCGATCGCTGACCTGGCTGTTGGAGTCGGACTACAACCTGACGCCGGTAGTGGAGAATCTGGTCAGCGTGTCAACGTCATACGGCACCCTCAACAAGTCGGTGGATTGTTTCGCAGGCAGTGGATCGGGGGCCATTGTCACCCTTGGCTCAGCCGTATCTGCGTCGCTGCTGCTGGCCGGCAGCGGATCGGGGGCCATCATCACCTATGGCCCGGTTGTGGCGATGGGATCCCGCACTACAAAAACTCATACAACATCAGAACTGGCGCAATTTGGTGTAGAAGATTTTGCTATAAGCATTGGCAAGTTAGCAAAACTATTGGCCGTAAAGGTATCTGAGCCTTCATGGGTCAGGATCTATCGTACCAGCGATCAACGGGCGGCAGACTCCAGAAGCGCTTCTGGCGGCAACCTGCAAGCAGTCATCGACCTAGGCGAAAATAGGCCGTATTCTGAGACTGTAACGACACAAGTCGATCAAACGATTGTCCGTAATTCGGTTCCAATGATGCAAGGTGATAGCAACGGTCTTGTTTATGTTAGATTGATCAAACAAAATGGCGGCACATCGCCTGTCACCCTTACCCTCACCATTTTCCTTGAGGAAATTTAGCTATGGCTGTCACCAAACAGGTTTACGCATCTGCTACCGCCCCGTGGGCTGCTACTGCCGTTTGTGACGACCTAAGGGATGCCTTCATCGGCGCGGGGCTGATGAGTGCATGGTTCGATTCGTTTTCTTCTGGTGGCCGCGAGCATCGAGTACTGGAAATTGTTTACGACAACTCCAAAACTTACGGCAAGACTTACTACTGGTTTACTGTTAGCACCGTAGGCATTTGGCTTAGAATTGTAAGTGGCTGGAACGCTGGGACCGATGTCCCAACAGGTACGGCATTCCTAGATTTTTACGACAACGTAACAACGGCTCTCAATGGTGCCGCGCAGCTTTTAACGCTGAATAGTTCAGTTTCTTTTTCATGCACTCGCTACACATCTTCGGGCCGTACCTTTTTCCTTATCAGAACCGGTACGGACTACTTAACGTTTACGATTGATCCCGCTAATACAACTTTCATAAGCCTATACGACTTGAATATCGGCTACCATGAAGGATTTTTTCGAGTAGCCATCGCTAGCTACGTGGCTGGTTTTTCGTGCTTATGCAGAACCAGAAGGGCCTTGCTGCTGGGATCCTGCCTTAATAACAGCACGTCAGCGACTGGTTACATCTCGGCTGAGCGAGTCAGTTCGTATTCCATGCCCAGAAACGCTGGCACCCATGGTAGCGCAACTTTCAGCGACGAAGGATTTGTGATGCCAGGATGGACGACTGCAGCCAACCCAGCCGCTGCGAATAACCTTAACCCTGTATTCACTGGCCTTAGGCTTTCAAGCGTCCACTCGGACAACTTGCCTGTTGATTTTGGCTTTTCAGCAATCAAGACAAGTAACACGTTTGCGATTCAGGATAACGCAACAGTTACCACTGGAACTGAAGAGTATGAAATCCTGGAACTACTGAAGTTAGGTTTTGTGAATAGTATCACCACTAATCCAGTCTTTCTCGCAAGGACCGTGGGATGACTCTAACCACTGCACAACTCGTCAATGGTGGCCCCTGGAGTTCCGCGTCATCGGCCGGATCTCTAACGGTCAACAGAGGGCTGGCGCCTCCGCAGACGGTTTCTCCTACCGGATCTGCAGGCATTGGCGCTGGGCTTAATTTAGCCTTTGCAAACCCAACAAATACTGGCGGGGTTCCTAATATCACAGCCGGTTTTGATCCGTCTGTTATTTATGCGCTTGCGGTAAAGCTGCAATCCGTTGGGGATATATGGCCGATCGGGCTAGGTTGATCCGTTGTCCGGTTTACTGGAAAGCTGCAGCAGCTATCCCTAAAAAGCTATGCCTGCAATGATTCAAACCCCTTACGAAGCGGGGCGGATTTTTGCGGGCAACTATGCAGGCAAGAAGGCCAGGCTATGCCTTGCGACGGCGACAACGCAGGATCTTGAATCAACTACGGCGCAATGGGATGCCGTTGAAAAAAGCGGTAATGGCTATGCGCGTTGCGAGTGGACAATTCCGAATGGAGCTTACAATGCTACTACAGAGCGATTTGAGGCAGCCTCCCAGTCCTGCCAGTTTGTCGCCTCATCTGGTGGCGCAGGGTTGTCTTGGAACTCGGCCTATCTGGTGATTGGCACTATCGGGGGCGGTGGTGCCGTGACGTGGAATACGGGTGTTTCGTTTGTGCTAACCGAAGATCCCTTCGTTACGCTGGGGGCAGGAACGAGCCGCAATTACACGGTGCTGCTATTTGCCGATGGGTTCACCGTGACGGCATGATCGGAAAGCTCAGGTAGGCGGGGATACTCATGGATGTTCTGATCTCACCGGATGCGCTGGGCAAGCAGGCTCAGTTGACCTATGAGGGCAAGCCCTACAAGATGCTGCTGGCCTATCGCGGTGGCACGGTGCTTACCCAGGCCAGCCTGATGAGCGCGTGGAATGCGGTGAAGCTGACGGCGGGCAATGGCTACGCGGAGGTAACGGGCACCATCGGGACCGGGAGCTTCAATAGCGGCAACGCACGCTACGAGCTGCCAGAATTTACGATGGCCTTGACTGCTACTGGTAGCGGGTTCACTTATGACGCGCTGGTGCTGCAGGTTGACAACCGGACGTATCCCGACCGTGTGATTCTGTACCCGACAGCAGAGACAATGCAATCGGGACAAAGTAAGAGCTTTGTGTTGCTACTGGCCCAAGGATGAGCCTGATTGTTGACATCAATCCGGTGCCATGGGAGATCCTGGATCTGGTGAAGGCCAGGATTCTAAAGAACCGGGCGAACAGGCAGAAGCGGCAACCGGAGAAGCCGGGTGAATTGCGGCGGGTCATGCAGGTAGATAATGGGATATTGGCGAAGCAACGGTGGGAGGAGCCTAGTTTTATTATGGAAGATATTGTTAAATCAATAGTAATAGAGTATTCAATGCCGCCAGGTTCGACTTCTGGCGTTAGCATTGACACCTTAACAAGCATGATTGAGCCAGTTGTAGATGTCCCGCTTGGGCGGGAGATACGCACAAATCGTGAGGGAAAATATATCGTATGGGGAGGTGATAATGAGACGGAAACAATAACCCTGGGTCGCACAAAGTCAATGGAAGTATTCTACCCAGAAGATATTAATATAGATACTTTTTTAAAGGATTACCCTAATGCTGAATTTGTTAAGTTTTCTTTGGCCGCAAACTATTACACAGCACTTGGCAATGAAGTTATCGTAGTTATCGTAAGAGTTAAAGTAAATGTTGACGAACCAGACGAGACCACAATACTGGAACAAGTTAAAATGGTACCATTGGTTCTGGAAGGCTGGCTTGGCGGCATTAGTCAAAGCCTTGGGATTCTTAAAATTTACCTTGATGGAAGTTACGCCGAGTTTGAATGAATCAACACACCCCCCAGCCCGACTCCTTCGAGACCCTCCTGGAAACCGTCCAGACCCGCCAGCTTGCCAACCGCATTGCCGCCGCCGAACGGGAGCAGGAGCGCCGCCAGCGGCCTAAGCCATCGCGCAACCGCTAAGCCGGAAAGCTGGATACGTAGTTGCTCGCGGGCGTGATGCCCCGATCACATGAAGAAACGTTGGATTGATCAGTTCACCCTCCAGGGCCCTGAAGGTGGCAGCGAGGGTGGCGGTGGCGGTGGCGGTGGTGCCGGTGCGGGTGGCGCTGGTGGCGCCGCAGGGACTGCCGATCCCGCCCCTGGCGGTGGCGAGGGGGAAAACGAAGGCAGTGACGTGGCCAAGTTGCTCCACACCCTGGATCGTGAGCGAAGCAGGGGTAACGATCTGGAACGACGGGTCAAAGCTCAGGAAGCTCAACTGCGGGAGCTGAGCACCACCAACCCCGAAGCAGTCCGGGCGGCTGAAGCCAAGGCACTGGAAGAGCAGACTCGGCGGGAGTTGATCGAGCAACAGGCACGGATTGCGCAGGAGCAGATTGAGGCCAAATACAGCGCCCAGCTGCAGCAGTCAAACAAAGAGCTGATCGAAGAACGCGAGGCACGCGAGCGGCAGCTTGTGAAGCAGCAAGCCGAGAAAGCTTTCCTCAATGCCAAGGGCCGGGTGGAGATCAGCCCCCTCGACGGATCCACACCGTTTGATGGCGTCTGGGGTCGGTTTGGCCCCAACTTCCGGATTGAAGACGGCGCACTGGTGGTCGTTGACGCCAAGGGCAACCCTGAAATCGACTCCGAAACCGGCATGCGGTACGAGCCGACTAAATGGCTCAAGCGGCTGCAGACGGATCCGTACTGGGGTCTTCACTTCGAGCCAGCCATGGGTAGCGGTGGCGGGGCACGTACCGGGCGCGATGGCCGTGTATCCAACAGCAAGGACCTGATGTCCATGCCTGTAAGCGCGGCGATTGCGGAGGCTTTTTAGTTAATCCCGCTGACGGCTTAGGGGCCTGGGAAACATCAAACAACAGGGATCGACTGATGGCGTGATGCCTGAGGCGGTCCCAATCCAAACAGCTCGGCGTGATGCCCTGCAATGTCTTCCCGGCGTGATGCCACCCCTTTGACCTTCACCTGAACCTCCCCCAATGGGACTAACACTTCTGGAGGCCGCCAAAGTTGATACCAATCAACAACGGGTGGCCGTTATTCGCGCTCTTGCTGAATCCGAGGTAATCCGCCTCGTACCCTTTCTCAACGTGCAAGGTGGGATTGACTACCTCACCGAAGCCGAACTGCCTGGCGTTGGGTTTCGTGGTATCAACGAAACCTTTGAGGCTACCTACGGCGTGCTCAACCCTGAGTACGAACGCCTCAAGCCGTTTGGCGGCGACATTGATGTGGACATGCACCTCATCAAAAACAATGGTCCACAGGTAAGGGCTCAGCAAATCGAAGCGAAGCTGCGATCCATGCGGCTAACGCTTGAGGACTACATGTTCAACGGCGATGAGTCGACTGATCCCCGCAGCTTTGATGGCCTCAGGAAACGGATTGGCACCGACAGCTCTCAAGCATTTAATGCCAGCGGTGCATTTTCGCTTGGGTTGCTGGATGAGCTGATTGACGCCGTAGATGGCGACAACAAGGTTGTCCACATGGGCAAGGCGATGCGTCGGCGCCTCACTGCTGCTAGCCGTAATTCCACTATCGGTGGATTCCTGACTACCACGCGAGACGAGTTTGGCAAGTTGGTCACCACCTATGGCGACACTCGCATTGTCGTCACTGACACCAATGCCCAAAACGTGACCATCCAAGGTTTTACCGAGGCTGGCAGCACCACCAGTGTTTATTGCGTCGCCTACGGCGATCAGCAAGTCACTGGCATCCAAGGCCCTGATTCGGCTGGTGGGTATGGGGTTGACGTAAAGGCGTTCGGGGAAGTCTCCGATGCCCCGGTGGATCGCACCCGGATCGAATGGTCTGTCGGCCTTGCGATTATGAATGGTCGCAGCGCTGCCCGCGTTTACGGCATCACCAATGCCGCAATGACTGCCTGATCATTGCCCTATTTATCCATCCATCCCCTGATTCCTTGAGGTATTGATTCATGGCACGCGCAACAGGACTGGCCCCCCGAAGGGGCTATCTACTGGATGCAATGACCGTAATGGTCGGCGAGGTCAAGGCCGGCGCCCGTGGCCGAGCTGCAGAAACTCGCACCGGAGCCGCTCGGTTGCTCACTACCAACCTGGCAGCCCAGAATACCTGGAAGCTGGTGGCCTACGGCCAATCCAGCAACTCCGCTGGCGGCTACATCCTGCAAGCTGCTCACGTTGCCGAGGGTGCCGCCCTTAGCTCCGCTTCGGCCTACGCCAACATCGGCGTGATTGCGATTGGGACTGGGCAATCCAACCCCAACGAGGTCGTTGTCGGCGGCAAGCAGATCCGTGATGCCGTCAAGGCTGCCGGTTCGGTGACTGGTGACGTTCGGGTGGCTGCGGTCCGGGTGCGCCCTGGCACCGGCAACCTGGCGATTAGCAACGTGGCGCTCACCACCAACGTCGCGACCATCACCCTATCGGCTGCTCATACCATGCTGGTCGGCGAGGTTGTCACCGTGGGTTGCTCCAACCCGCTGGTGAATGGCACCTTCGCCATTACGGCGGTCACTTCCACCACGTTCAGCTACGCCAGCGTTCAGTCCAACATCACCAGCGCATCGGCGACCGGGACCGTTACCAACGGCGCCGCTGTGCCGGTTGGAACCAACACCGTGGCCCTGGTTCCCGCTGAGTGACCCGTTAACTGGTTAATGACCCCTAGGGCCCTCCAGGGCCCTTTCTGCTATCTATCACCATGAATTTCCCTATTGGCTACGGCCACGAAGTCCAGCCACAACAGCCAGCAGCCGAGCCCGAGGCCCAGGAACCCGCTGCCGAACCCTTGACGGCATCGCAGTCGGGACTGACCGGCTCCGCCAAGCGCAAACGAGCACGGGTGACGGGTGGGCGGTTTGCTGCCGACGATCCGGCCACCGTGGCCGATGAGGCGTGGGTGGAAAGCTAGGGCAGCGATCTTTGCCGCTGAACAAAGGAGACTCCCATGGCTTTTCAGTTTTCGGTAGCAGCGCGTAACGCTGCGCTGGACGCAATCGAAACAGCAGCAGGTACGGCCCCGACGCTGACGATTCGCACTGGATCTGTTCCCGCCAACTGCGCGGCGGCAAGATCGGGCACGGTACTGGCAACACTGGTCCTCCCATCCGACTGGCTGACAGCTGCATCAAGCGGATCAAAGGCGCTATCTGGTACGTGGCAAGACGCAGCAGCGGACGCAGCTGGTACGGCGGCGCACTTCAGCATTGATCAGGGCGCTACCTGTCATATCCAAGGGACCGTAACTGCCACTGGTGGCGGCGGCGATATGACGATAGACAACACGTCGATTGCCACGGGTCAACAAGTGACGATTACAGCATTCAATCTGACCGCTGGCGGTGCCTGAAGATGACAACGCGAGCACAAAAAATCGCGGCAAAGGTGGCGCAGTTTGCCGGGGCCGCAGAGTCTGAAGTTGCCGCCGCGCTTAATGCGCCAGACAGCAACCTGCCAACAAAACGAAGCGATGTGGCTACTAAAGAAGCCAGGGAAATCCTCCTGGCCACAGGTGAATGGGGGGCAGTAATTCTTGCTGCCGAAAACAGCACAGTCCCCCAACAGCTACGTGCTGCGTGCATTGTCCTGCGCGATACAATCACACAAACAGCGACGATCCCTGTCAGCGCGTCGACGATATACAGCGCAACGACAGACCTGCTTAATGGATTAGTTGTTGCCGGGATTCTAACGAATGACACCCGCAATGCGCTGATGGGTCTTGCAGACGTACATCAGTCATGGGCTGATATGGAGGGAGTGGGTGAGGTTACAACCCGCGACGTTGGCATTGCCAGGGGGAACATCTGATGGCCGTCGCAAAATGGGCAACACCAGGCACAAGGTCGTCTAACCTTGCCGGTACAACATTCAACTCGCTGGCAAACGGCTCTGCCGGAACGGCGATCACCTATGACAACAGCACGGCGCGTGATCTTTACGCCGCTGTCACGGTCAAACTGGGGTCGCTTACTCCGACAACGGGCGGTGAAATTACGCTGAGGGTTTACAGCGGGGACGGAACTGACACGCCAGACTTGAATGGCGGGTCTTTTGACACCTACAGGGCGGCGCTAACAACAACCGCAGGGGCCAAGGTTGTGACGTTCCCAATGGTGCGGCTCTATCCATTCTCAGGCACTTTGCAGGTGGTTAACAATGCGGGTGTTTCAACTGCGGCCAGCGGGAATGAGCTTTTTGTCCGTCCATATAACGAGGATGTCAGCTAGTGTCACGCGGTACGTCACCGCTGGACGAGGCGCGGCTGCAGGGGCGACTGTGGTCTCCTGCTCTACTGGGCACTGCCCGCACTACGTTCGTTTTTGACGCTGCATTGCCACAGTGCATGACCCTGGAAAGCGGCGGCAAGGCGTCGTCAATCCAGGATGCGCTTGGCCGGACGGGCAGTTTCGTCCAGGCTACGGATGCCCGCAGGCCGACATATGCACCTAGTGTTGCATCGGTTCTGCCGTCGCTCAAATTTTCGGGCACGGGCCAGAACAATCTGGACAGCAGCAATGTGTTTTTTTCTGGCGCAAACCAAAGCCTATTCCTGGTGCTGAGGAGCGCAAACCCGAGCGTCAATGGCGAAAATATCTTAGATACGGGCGCGGACAATGCTTTATCAAGACGGCAGCTAGAGATAACAAACGCGACCGGACGATTGACGGCTTCGCGTGATGGCGGCGGCGGTTCGCTCGTTTCTCCAGTTACCTCCATTTTTGGATGGCAGGCCGTCGGAATTGTCTATAATGGAGCTAATTCGTTTATATCAGTAAACGGGAATCGAGTTAACGGAACAATAAGCACAAGTACAACATCAAGCGTTGCGCCATATCGGATCGGCTCGCGGTTTGCAAGCCCGAGTGCGGTGGATTGGTTCAACGGCAACTTTGCCACGTTTATACATTTCAATGGTGTGTGGACAAGTAAGGAGGTTGACCTGCTGCAAGGATTGTATGCGTGGCTGGGGGGGTTCAGGAACTTGCTAGCTGCATCTCATCCCTTTCGCAATCGTCCGCCATTAATAGGAGACTGATATGCTACGCATCCGCGTTCCATCTATCGGGACGGGAGTAGTCGATGGCGGCGGGATTGTCGCCACAGCTTCTGGCACGATTAGTTTTACCGGGTCTGCAACTGGCACCGTTGCCAATTCCGGCACTGCTAGCGGCACGCTGCCACTCACGGGATCTGCTACGGCAACCGCCCCGATCATCGGGGTTGCCAGTGGCACGCTGGAGCTAATGGGTGACGCAGCGGGCGTCATTGGCAACGCCCCTGCTAACGCTACCGCATCCGGCACGCTGCCCCTCGGTGGGTCGGCAACGGGTGCGGTAGCTGTATCCGGCTCTGCCGCTGGCATCTTGCCCCTTGAGGGGGGCGCCACTGGTGCCGTCAGCGTATCTGCGGTGGGTAGTGGCACGCTGCCCCTGTCTGGCACCGCTACGGGCGTCATCGGCACCGTTCCGATCACTGCCACGGCAGCAGGGACACTGCCGCTCGCTGGTACCGCTACGGGCAAGGTTAGCGTCGATGGCGCCGCCAGCGGGACGCTGCCGCTCGCTGGTGAGGCGACCGCTTCTGTCCGCGTGTCCGGCGTTGCCGCTGGCATCTTGCCGCTTAGCGGGACTGGCGTAGCAGCTGCTTTGCTCAGCGCGATTACCAGCGGCACCTTACCGCTCACTGGTAACGCGACCGGCACGGTAGCTACGGCAATCATATCGGGGGCGGCGGCGGGAGATTTGCCTCTTAGCGGGTCAGCAACAGGCGCAGTCCGCGTTATCGGCGTTGCGAATGGTGTCCTTGTGATCACCGGCACGGCAACGGCAATCGGGCCAGTTCAACTTGCCACCCGCTTTGCCTACCCTGGCGATCCAGCCAATGGCGGCAAACTGGGTATATCACGCCGTGGCGGGCGCATCGTTAGGTGAGGTTTTGATGGAAACGTTTTACATCAAACGGGGTGATACGTCACCAGCAATACGGTACGCGCTAGATCCGGCATCGGTTGTGCTGACCGGTGCGACGGTGCGGTTTCAGATGCGGGCGCGACGATCGCGTGGTGGGGCCACCCTGATTGACGCTCCGGCGGTGGTGGTGACTGCAACTGGTACGCCAACGGTCGAATATCAGTGGCAAACGGGCGAAATCGCCAATGCTGGCATCTTTGAAGCCGAGTTCCGGGTGACCTATGCCGATGGCAGGGTTGAGACGTTCCCCAATGATGAGTTCATCTCGGTCAAGGTTTCTGAAGATGTCCCGCCAGCGAGTTAGCTCCTGATAGCAACGCTTCGGCACCTGGAAAGCTAGGCCAGAGCGTAAACCCTTGTAACGCATGGCTGGGATCATCGACGGATGACACTAATACCTGACGATCTGCTCTCGATGACGCTGTGGCACCTGGCGTTGTTTCTGCCTGCCTGGGGCGTTCTGACGGCGGTGCCGGGTGTGCGGCGCTGGATACGGGGGAGGTTGGAGCCGTGAGCGGAGAACAACAGACTTTTGAATCAGTTGCGCAGCCAGGATCGCAGAGCGAAATAGCCGCTTTCCTGGGAATACTAAAAACGGCCTGTGATCGCTTACATGGTCTTGAAGGCAAACTTGAAACTATTGCTAAAATAGGTTTTAGGCTTGAGGCTGTAGAAAAAGGGCAAGAACAAATTGCAGATAAAATTGACAGATCAGCGCAAGCGCATCAATCCTTACAGGAAAAATACCTAGACCAATCGCATAAACACGAAATCGAAATATTAGCGATTAATGGACGAATAAAAGACTATGAAGAAGTCGCTAAAACGGTTGCTAGGTTAGACAAAAACGTTTCCGCCTATGTGTTGCTAGCCGTTGTTGGGGGTGGCATACTGGGAGCTTT